GGGTCGGGGTTATGTGGAGGGCCGAGGTGTGCTCCGCATCCAAGATGGCGGCCCGCTCCGCCCGCTGGCCCCGTGGAATGAAGCGATCAGAGGAGTGCCGAGGTGCCCCAAGGCGTGGGAGGCTTGGCTAGCCCTTGAGCCATCAAGCCCAAGGCCCGCCCTCACTCATCAAAGCGGGCCTCTATGCGGATCACCTTCTCATTGATGAGATCCACCTTGGCCCGCAAGGCCTTGAACTCCTCCGGGTCGGGCTGCTCCGCAAGCTTGGCCCGGATTTCACTCAGCTCCGCCCGGAGCTCCACCCACTCCGCTCTCACGGTTTGACCCACAAAGGAGAGGATCACCAAGAGGGCCGTGGAGGCAAAGGAGCCGATCCCCGTGAAGACCCGCCACGCTGTTGGGAGGGTGACCACCGCACGGGCCGCCACCGCTTCCAAACTGCCCGTGACCTTGGGCTCACTCATCCGAGCCACCAGCCTTGGCCGCATCCGCATCAAGCGCCCGATCCACGGCGGTCTTGGGCTCCACATTGCCCGCAAAGAGCCCCGCAAAGGCACCGCCAAGGCCTAGCCATAGCGTGAGGGGCACCGCTGCCACCCCGCCCGTGAGAGCCACCGCCAAGATGGGGATGCCAGCGCCGAGGATGGCACCGATCGCAAGGCCCGCATTGATGCGGCCTTTGGAGTGAGTAAACTTGATCAAGGTGACCCCCAAGAGTGGAAAGGATACGGGAGCCCGTTTTGACCAAACGGGCCAAAAGATCAAGCCTTGGGAGCCGCCGCCGCCGCTTCCGTTGCATCCGGGTCAAACCAACCAACGGTGCGCCCTATCAGCGCCGCGTCACTCCACTTGTGGAGCTTGCGCCACACCCCATCCCCCTCACGGCTGCCCGCTTTGTTGGTGTTGCCCTCCACCGTGTGGAAGCCCACCTCATCCACGGCCACCACGATCCCGCAATGGCCCCTCACCCATCCGCCCTTGCGGGCCGCATCGGCGCTCTTGGCGGTAGTCGCCCGCACCCATACCCAACCGGGGGCAACCTTGGCGGGGAGTGCGTCACCCTCAAGCGGGGTGGCCTTGTCACCAGCCGCAAGCCCGCGGGAGCCCCGATGCCATGTGGTGATGGCCGATCCGCTAGTCCAAGAGGGAGCCTTGGCCACCCCCTTGGCCGTTGCCACATTCCATGCCACAAAGGCCGCGCACCACGGGTCTCCGGGCTTGAGCCCCGCGGCCCGCTGGTAGGCCTCTACCTTGACCCCGCGATTGGGGCCGCCCTCCTCCACCACATGGAGGGAGAGCTCCTTGAGCGCCGAGGCCACCAGCCGCGCCTTGAGGGTGCTCACTTGGCCGCCCGCTTGGTGTAGGCCCGCTTGACCTTGGGGAGGCCCACCACATGGGGGTCAACATCGGGGAAGGCCTCACGGGCCTCCACGCTCTCACTAGCAGGGGGAGCGGGCTCCTCCGCTACGGTGGCAGCGGGAGCCACCGCACCCCTAGCGCGGAAGGCCTCCGCCAAGCCCTCAAAGAGGCTGGCCAGCTCAGCCGCCTCGGTGGGGCTCACATCAAAGTCCAAATGCGACCCCCAAGGGGTGGCAAGGCTCACGCCCGAGGAGGTGGCCCGGAGCTTGGAGCCAATGAGCGCCTTGGCAGCGCGGGGGAAGGTCAAAAATGCCATGGGTTGCCTTGAGGGTTAGGGGAGATCGCCCGCCGAAAGGGCGGACTCAAAAACAAAGAGGCCCACAATGTAGCCCGAGCCTAGATCGGTGACCTTGATCTGCATGATTTGCACGGCGCTGGTGAGGCCCGTGAGCTGGTTGGTGTAAACATTGTCGGTGGTAGCGGTGGTCACCGCGGAGACCGCAGAGGTGAGGCTCTCAAGCTTCACATCCACATCCGCCCCATAGAGCACGATCTCCAAGGAGCCCGTGGCGGTGGGGAGGGGGTAGTAAAGGAACTCAGCCACCGTGACCTCAGAGCCCGCGGGCAGGGGTGAGATCTGGAAGAGGTTGCACACCTTCCGCCGTGAGGTGGCAAACTGGAAGGCATCGGTTTGGATGAGGTTGAGGGCGTAGGATGCCCGAATCACATTGGGGGGCAGCCCATAGGGTGGGGCGGCGGGCAAGGTAGCGGGAACGGTGAAGGCCATGGGTTACTCTCCGCCAAGGTAGAAGCTGGCCAAGTAGACCTCCGCCGTGGTCTCAAATTGGATGGCATAGATCGCGCTGGTGAATCTTTGCACGGGGAAGCTCAAGCGTTGGGTGAAGATCTGCCCATTGGAGAGGTCAAGGGGGAAGGCCGCATCCGCCATGCCCCACTCCTCCGATCCAAGAAAGACCCCGTTGACCGCCGTGGTGCAAAAGCCCACTTGGGCCACCGTTTGCCGCCCCCGCACCGATGGTGGGGAGAGGGAGCCGAAGTCATAGGTGATGAGCGGGGTAAAGACGGGGCCCGGTGTAACCTCGGTCACCGATAGGGTGCCCTCAAGCGTTGCCAAGGTGTTGTTGAACCGCATAAATCGCATCCGAAACATAAGGGAGGCGCTGCCATCCTTGGGAGCCCCAAAGAGGTGGATCATGGGTGCGCCCGGGCCGACTATGCACCCCAAGAAGCCCGCATCCTTGGAGGCGCACGCTGCCACTTGGATGAGGCTGTTGCCCGCAAAGAGCCGTTGGGAGCGCGGAAGGCCCGCCACCGATTGGGCTAGGTCGTGGGCATAGACCATGGGCACGGTGGTGGCTTGGTTGGCGGTCACCTTGAAGGCCACCCCAAGGAGCGAGATCCAAGAGAGCTCAAAGATATCTCCCTGCACATAGTTGGGGACTTGTTGAATGAAGGTGGAGGTGGAGCGGAGGATCGGGGGGTTGGTCTCCACATCGGGCCAAGTGATGAGGTAGCCATCCGCGTGCTGGCCGCCGCCCACATTGAGCACGGGGTTGACCCGTCCGATCTGATAGGTGTGGAAGCCACCCGGAGGGATCGGCTGCCCATCATCCACATTGGAGCCCGCAAGTTGCACCGCCCAAAATTGTCGCCCCGCGTTGGCCGCCACATCAAGCGTGCCATCTCGCACCGCGATCTGGTTGCCAATGGCCGTGAAGCAATGGAAGTGCCCAAGGCTCTCCTCCGCCACTGAGCTCTTGTAGAGCACTTGAAACTCTTGGGGGCCGTTGACCGCGTTGGGCAAGGTGAGGGTCATGGAGACCACCGCCGTGCCTCCGGGGATCTCCTCCACCACCGATGCTCCCGTGTCGGGGTGGGAGATCATGAGATACCCCGTGAGGGTGGGGTGGTGGTCAAAGTTGAGGGCGAAGGTGCAAGCCGTGGCGTTGCGCCCGCAATTGAAGACCACGGTGGTGCCCGCAAAGGCCAGCATGGAGGCCCACTTGGGCGGGTGCTGATAGCTCCATGCGGCGGAGAAGCCCGGGGCCAGCTCAGCCGCATAAGCGTTGGCATTGTCAGTGAGCCCCTTGAGCAAGAAGGCGCTCCAAGATTCACCCTCCGCCGCCCGATCCTCGTCTATCTTGCTCCATGCCATCAGGTCACCCACGGGAAGGCGTTGTCGAGGTCACCCAAGATCGTGCCATCGGAGGCCGCTTGGTAGGCATCCCAACCTTGGAGGCCAAGGCTGGCCGCATTGGCAAGGGTGACCACATAGCCCGCCACAATGGTGGTGCCAAGGAATGGAGCCCCCGCAAAGGTGAGGCGGCTGTTGGCCACATCGGGCGTGGCCAGATCGGCACCTCCGCCCACCTCGGTGCCATTGGCATCAAGGAGCACAACCGAAACATAGGGGTTGCCCGCCAAGAGAGCCGTTTGAGCGAAGGCCGCCACATCGGAGGTCGGAGCCCCGCCCGTAGCAGAGGTGCCCCGGGTGAAGTAGACCGCATCTACGGGGATGGCCGTGCCCACTACCCCACCAACGCACCGCGCCGAGGCCGCAATGAGGGGCACCTTGGAGGCGCTGGCCCCCACATAGCCAAAGAGGAGGAGGGAGTATTCAGTGACCGGGGTCTTCCATGAGCGGGCCGCCTTGAGCACGATCCCCGTGGCCAGCGTCACCCCCATCTCACCCGTGGCGCTTGGGAGGTAGGCCGTGGAGAAGGCCACGGTCTCACCCACCACCAGATCGGTGACCTCATTGCGATAGGTGACCACCACCTTGGCAGCGGGTTGGGAGTATCGCACCACCGCTTGGTTGGCGGTGGCAAAGAAGGAGCTCCCCAAGATGAATGGCTCAAGCGGGGTCTCCCGGCCTCCAATGCTGCGAAAGGTGCCCATTGAGGTGATCTTGCCAAGGCCCGCCGCTCCAAGGTCAAGGTTGGTCACCGATCGGGTGATCTTGCCCCGTGTGACCTCACCATCGGAGTGGATCATGCGATTGATGCCCAGCTCTACCGCCACCGATTGGAGGCAAGCGGTGCGGTCAAAGTCGATCGAGATCGAGGGCTCCGCCAAGGCATCATCATCCACCACCGTGGGGATCGGATTGTTGACGGCCCATGAGCCAAAGCGGAGCTTGCCCCGGTCATAGACCATGAAGCCCCCAAGCCGCTTGAGGATGAGGCCGAGCACATCCCCCACCGTCTTGGCAGCCCCCGCATCATAGGGCAGCGTGCGAAACTCCCGGTAAGTGCCCGGAGGTGGGAACACATCATCACGCCCTTGGAGCAAGGCCTCAAGGCTGGCCATATCCACCAGATCGGAGAAGCTCTCCCCAAAGGATAGGGGCAGCCAAGCGGC